CTCGAATGTGAATGGGCATTCAACCTTGCCGATGTTCCCGACCTCCCAGTCGGCGAGGGTCGTGTCGTCGAACGCACCGCCCGAAAGCGCGATGCGCTCCGCACCGTAAGCGTCGGGATCGTCGAGCTTTGATATGATCGTGAAGCGCGGGTCGACGCCCGCCTTGACCTTGAGGGCGACGCTTGTGGTCATGCGCGAGTTGACCTTATACAGCTTGAGCGATCCGGTACCCTCGATGCTCATGAGCTTTTTGCCCGCGAGGAGCTTCCGACACTGCTGCACGGTTTCGCGGTTATATGCGAGCTTGGCCTGCATGCCGTAGCATTCGCCGACATATTCGCCGTCGAGCCAGACCTCGCCCCATGTGCCGCTGATTACTCTGCTTGCCTTATCCATGCTGCCTCCTTAAAAGTCGATATCGAGGGCGACGTCCTCGATCGCGTCGAGCATGCGCACGCTGCCCTTGATGAAAACGTGCTCGCCGGTATCCGCCGTCTTGATCTGCATGTCCGTCATGCCGACGACGTTGACGCCTTTTTCCTTGAGGTACTGCCGCTGGGCGTCGATGTTGATCTCGGCCGCGGATTTCCCCGCCTGAAGGACGCCGTCCGACTCGAGCGTTTTCAGATACGCCAGCACGGCGCTTATGAGCACCATTTTGTTGTCGTAGCTGTTGGCGAGCTTGCCGACATAGCTGTCCTGGACGAGCACGCGCAGGTCGCTCTGGATGAGATCGAGCGTTTCAACGAGCTTGATCTTCTTGAGCAGTGGGCTTTTGTCGGTGGTCGTGGTGAGCGACGTCACGCCGCGGCCGGTTTTGACCTTCGTGCCGTCATGTACGAGCACAAGCTTTCCGGCGTCCACTGCAGCGTCGAGCGCGGACTTGGAAAGCCGCGCAACGTCGGCCACTTCGGCGAGCACTGCGTTTGTCACGCTCTGCGAGAGCGGCGTGCCGGCGATCAACCCGGCGATGCGCGCGCAGTATCCGGCGGTATCGTACTCATCGCTGCCGACCGCGATTTCATCGGCGGCGAAGTTCACGATCGCCTCATCGTCCGCGACGAGGTTCGGAAGCACCGCTTTGTAGATCTTGTCGAAGTCGTCGCGCTGCGTGCGGATCCATGCTTGGATGGCGGCAGCGTCAACGGCGCCGAGGTCGGGCGGCCCTGCGAGCCAATCGAATTCATACAAAGCAAGCTGCGCGAGGGCGTCCGCGATCGCGGCGGTCGTGGCGATCACGCAGGCGATGATCTTACTCGGTTTGTTGACGTTGCCGATCAGCGCCTGGCTGATATATGCCTGGTTCTCGGCGCCGAGCTCCTCGGGGATATCGTCAGCCGTGCCGATCAGATGCACGCCCTGCGCGGCCGCATCCTGAAGGATCAGCGCAACGACGCCCTGCCCGGCGCGACGGCTCACGGTTTCCGCAGCCGCGGTAAAGGTTATGGTGATGCTGGGAAGTCCCATATATTACTCCTTGCTGTCGATTTGCACATCGACTTTTTCCATGGTTTCATGCTGCGGCAGCGTCGAGGGATCTGTTCTGCGCAGCTCTGTGTACTCAACCGTGATGTTCACGATGGCATGATCTGCCTGCGGGGTATCAAGGACGGTCTTCACCTTCGGCGCGCGGCCATCCACCCGGATATGCCCCTGATCGAACACTGCGCGCACGCTTTCCTGCAGCGCGCGGAGCGCGGATGCCTCGCTGAAGCCGTAGTCGTCAATCGGAGCGAAGCACCAGACGCGGTACTTTTCGGTGTTGGCCATCGTCATTCGCGTGATCGCGGCGCTGTCCGCTCCCATGAACTCAATGAAAAGAGACGGCCGCTTGAAATCCTGCGGCACCGAATCCGTATATGGCTCATCCTCGTGCGTTGGGTGCGCTGCGCGCAGCAGCGTTTTCATGGCCTGAACGATGTTCTCCGGCGTGATCATTTGCCCTCCAGTGTTCCGGCGATATCGGCGGCAAACTTCTCGCCGGCCGCGATCGCCTGCGCCGTTACCTCCGGCACTGCGTTTTCGTAAAAGCGCGCGCCGTTGACGTACGGCACGTGAATCCGCGGGCGGTAGTTCGGGTCCTGGCCGCTCGGCGGCCTGATTCTATGTCCGCTGTCGACGTAATTTGTGATCGCGCCCGGGCTTTGATCGCCGGTGCTTTCGTCTGAAGCGCGCACAGCGGCGTACCCGCCCCCGGATCCGATGTATTTTTTCTGCCAGTCCTTGATCTGGCCCCGTGCATCGTGGATGCTCCCGTCTATGCTCCGGTCGACTGCCTTTTTGGCGATATCCGCGAGCGACGCATGCAACTCCCTGCGTTTTGCGGGCGCGATTCGCAAAGCAGCCTTCATCCGCGCGTCCAGCTTTTCGAGCGCGCTGAAATCAACGCTTCCGGGCATTACGCGTCACCCACCTTGATGATCTCGTAATCGTTGTGATAATCATCTGCGACGTGGCATTCCCGGACGCTGAAGCGTCCGGCGGCGCCCACGACGATGTCGCCCGCGCGGAGCTCAACCGCTTTGGGCGTGACGAGCAGCATGCCCGTTTCGCTTTTCGCGCCTGGCGTCTGCTGCGTCCACGACACAAACCGCTCGGCCAGCGCGCCATAAAAAGTTCCGATGTCGGCATTCTGCCTGCGAAGCGTGAATTGCTTCGGTACGATGATTGCGACGTCTATATCCACATACATGAGCTGCCGGCGCACGGCCGTGATCATGCAGTGGTTCCCGTCGATCCGGAGCGCCTGGTGCTGCGTCGGTTCGGCATATCGCCGCGCCGTCACCTTGTAACCCTGCCCCCCGGCTGCGAGAGGAGAAAAGATAACCTTTGAAACGTATTCGACATTTATCCACGTTTCTCTACACGCTTCCCACGCGTTATCCACATAGCCGAGCACCGTCACGAGCTTGTTGAAGTCTCCTGCGTGCATTCGCTCACCCCCCTAGACGGAGTTGGAGCATGAAATCAGCGACGAGCTGCCGCATGGTGCCTTCCGCCTTCGCCCCCTGCGTTGAGCGATTATCGTAGCAGTCGGCCACGCACAAGCGGGCGAGTTCCCTCGCCCGCTCGTCAGTCTCATCGTATCCCGCACCTATCGCATCTCGGAGGTAGATGCCCGCCAGTTTGATCAGGCTGGTGATGTAATTGTCATCCTTATCGTGATCAACATGGCAGTGTTCCTTTGCCTCTTCGAGCGTCAGTATCATGCGGCATTACTCCTCTTTAACGACCACCGTCGCCGAGCCGGCCGCCATGACCTTGTTCTCGTTGTTGAGGTAGACCACGACGGCGATATGGCCGGCGGTCGCCGCGATCTCGGCCGTACTGAGCGCGGTATAGCCGGTGCTGATAACCGTGCCGTACTCGGGCACCGTGAGACCGGCGCCGATCTTATACTTCGCCGTATACCCATCCGGGCAGGCGGGCGCGGCGCTGAGCACGGTTTTCCCGGCCGTCGTGCCGGCGGCGGAGGCCACATCGAGGATCGCGAGCACGCCGGTACCCATGTCGGGGATCATGAGGCCGTAGTTGTACGCGCCCTCATCCGCCTGGATGCAGTCGAAGCCCTCGATGACGCGAAGCGTCGTGGCAGCTTTATCAAACTTGAAGTGCTCGCTCACGGCGAACTGGTAGCCCAGCAGGTCGATGAAGTAGCACGCAGCCTTGAGGGAACCATAGAAGACCGGCGCACGTCCGGAAACGTTCGGCAGCTGCTTATTGGGGAATACGCGCACAGGCAGGTTTTGGAACAACTTGCGCGTGCTGTTGGAAGGATCCGTCTGAAGGATGGGCCTGCCGATCCCGTCGACAGCGCTGTCGAGGATATCCCAGCCCGTCTGGTTGGTGACGATTACGCCGTCGACCAGAGCCGTCTCGTCCAGATCGAGGTTGATAGAGCGCTTGAGCTGCTGCCAGCCCTTGATATAGATGGGCGTCTTGCCGGTTTTGAGCACCGTGAAGATCTTCTTGTTCTCGGTGCGGACGGCCTTACGGACGAACCAGCGGTTCAGGTAAGCCATAAGGCCGCCCTTTTCGACGCCCTGCAGGATGTTGGAAATGTAGATGAGTGCGCCCTTCAGCGCAATCTGCCAGGACTTCCTGACGAAAACAGGCTTTTCCGACTCAGGGACGCTGTTGCCATCCGTGAAGTCTGCAAGCTCGCCGTCGTCATTGGTCTCGAAGTTGAAGCTGCCGCTCATGGTCGCGGTCGGAATGACCGTAACAACGTCCCTGGCCTCAGGATAGGACTTGCGCATCTCGCGAATCGCAAAATCCACGTCCTCGGGTACCAGATAATTTTCCGTGTTGGTCTCAGGGTCCGTCGATGTGATGAGGGTCGCCGCCTCAGCTTCGTTGAGCTTCTCCTTGCGCAGGAGCTTGGCCATGATGGCAAAACCGTTGGGCTTGCTGTCTTTCTGGCCCTTGCTGTTGGCGGCGTCGTCGGCCGCGCGCTGGTGCTCGAGATCGTCGAGTTCCTTCGCGGTATCGAAATCCGCCTGCAGATCCTTGATCTCGGCGAGTTTCGCGCGCGCTTCTTTTCCCTTACCATCCTCGAAAAGCTGGTTGGCGTCCGCGCGCAGTTTGTCGATCTTGCTAAGGATTTCACGCATTTTCTTGGTCATGGGTGTTTGACTCCTCTCTATTCTGCATGGAAAATAAAAATGAGCTCACCAGAGCGAGCTCGTCACCGACGGTCATTTCCTCGTCGGACGCAGGCGGTTCAGGTATGGGCGGAGGATCTTCCGAAGGCTTTGCGCCTGCTGCCGGAGCAGCGGGCGGCTTCTTCAGCTCGGGAGGCGTATTCGCGTAACGGTCGAGCAGATCGCTCGTGCATGCAGCTGCTGCTGCGTCCGTAAGCTTAATGTCGAAGTAATCCATCGCCTTTTGGCCCGTCATCCATGTTTCGGCGTCGACGATCTCGCGGATCGTCGTTTCCTCAACGCCTTCGGCGGCGCGGGCCATGTAAGCTGCAATCATGGATTCTTTGACTGATTTCAGCATATCGGCGGCTTTCGCCAGGTCATCCTCATCCGCGCCCCATATACTCGTCCAGGGACGGTGGACCATGAGCTGAGCCGTTTTCGGCACATAAAGCTCACCGGGATCCGCCGCCATTGCGATGACGGATGCGGCAGATGCGGCCACTCCGTCAACGGTTACGGCTTTCTTACCAGCGTGGGCTTTCAGAATGTTGAAGATGGCCATGCCGGCAAAAGCGTCCCCGCCGGTAGAGTTGATGTGAATATCAACTTCAGCTCCCGGGTTATTTTTCAGAGCGTCTGCAATTTCGCCCGGGCACCGGTCATCGTCACTCCACTTCCAAAAGCGATCGGCGACAATATCGCCATAGATGTCGATGCGGATCTTATCCGCACTGGCTTTTACGTTGAAATACTTAGCCATTGCTGCCTCCCTTGTTGTATAGCTGCCCGGCCATTTCCACCGGGACGTATCCTCCGTTCACCATCAGGTGATCTCCGCCCGGTTTCGCTGGCCGGTCAAGCTCGGCGCGCGCCTCGTTCGGCGTGAGCACGGTGTTCTGCACCGCTTTTGTCAGATTCTCGAGCTGCGTTTTTGAATCGGCGCGCAGGATTGCCTGAACGTTAAACTTTGGCGTAAGCCCGACGGCGATATCTGCGTCGTGAAGGAGCTTGTTCGCCGTTTCCTCCTCGTACTGTTTCAGGGCATATAGCAGCGTATCCACATAAAAAGCGAGGTTTTGCTGGTCAGATGCCGCGTAGCTCGATTTTTCGTAGTCGTTGATCTGGACCGGCTTTATACCGAAAGCGCCGGCGATCTGCAGCGCGCTGTACCGGCGGATCTCAATAAACTGCGCGTCGGTCAGCTTGATGTTCAGCGGCGTGATGGAGGTCCCGATCGGGATCGGGATGAAGTTCGGGGATTCTTCAACCTTGCCCTGGGCATAGTCGTCGAGAAGCTTTACGAACTGCTTCTCCAGATCTTTGTTCAGGTTCCCGGTATACTGCACAACGGCTTTTGCCACAAAGCCGTTTTCATACAGCTTATCGAGCGTGCGCTGCGCAGTGATGTTGCTTTGCACAGTGAGCGACAGGATGTCCCGAACCGGCAGGCCGGTGACCCCGCCATCCAGCGACATCGACGTTTTGAAGTGGAGAACCTCATCATACCGGAGGATGTGCTGCTTGCCTTTTTCGTCCGTGTAGACATACCAGAGCATGGGCGCGTCGGCGAGCATCTTCGCGTCATCCCACCAGACCCTCATCCTGCTTGGATCGAGGCACCACAACGACATGTTGCTCCCGGCGCCGCGGATCATGACATATGCGTTGCCGAAATGGTTCCGGCACAGCTCAACCGTCGACCAGAAGTGCGTCGCCGTCATATACGGATTCGGCTGATACCGAAGGACTCGATACAGAGGACGGTCGCGCGCTTCAACAATCCCGCCGTCGGGCTTTCGTTGGAGGAGCTTATACGGCAATTTCCCGATGGCTTCCGAAAGGATCTTCAGACAGGAATAGTAGGTGATTTCTGAAAGCGCGCCGCTCTTTCCCTTTGCTTTGCCTGTGTTGAGCAGGTCGATGAGCTGATCGATGGTCACCGTGGTCCCTCCCTCGGTGGATGCCGAAGGGCGCACATATCCCAAGCGCGCCATCGCCTTGTCGAGCATTTTATTCGGCATGCTTGTTACCCATCATCCTTTCAAGGTATTCCTTCATTTCGTCCTCATAGTTGACATAGGTTTCAGTTCCCACCTTCATTCCGGCGATGTGCGCGTCGATCGCGGCATCCGCAGGGTCGATGCGCCTATATCGCGCATTCGGCTCCTTATCGATCTTCATTTCGCCGAAGGAGTTCCGGACGATCTTCGAGTTGAGCATCGACCATGTTAAAAGCTCGTTCTGCTCGTCGTATTCGACCTCTCCGGAGCGGACAGAAAGCCGGAGGTGATCGGTTCCGTCGTTCAGCGCACGCGCGGATTGCCGGATCTCGATCAGCGGGCAATCGAATTCAGACAGATCCGCGAGGAAAACATCGGCGTTGTGCGGATCGTAACCGATCGCCTTGATCTTCAGGTCATATTGATCGCGGAGCTCGATCAGGTGGTTGACGATGAAATGGTAATCGTTTTTGTAATCGCCGGATCCGCCGGTCACCGTGATCAGATGCCGGCGTTCCCAATCGTCATATGGGGCGGTATCCGTCTTGATATGTTCCTTCAGGCGTGCCCGCGGCATGAAGGAATG